CCATGCGGCACGTCAACTCGTCAATGATACCAAGGCTTCGCGGGTAGGAAAAAAGTTATCCACAGGCATCATAGAAAAATCGTATTATCACAAGAATACAGTCACGCCCACAAAAAAGCCACGAATATCATAAGCCATATAACCATTAAAACCATCGCGGCGAGTTGTATTAAATAGTGTGCAATTTTCATTTTCCTATCCTTTCCATTGTGACTTTATCGAGCCGTCATCATTAAATAATTTGCTATCAAGCTCTACTTGTCCGGTAAATCCGAGTAGATACCATCCTGTTTGATTAGCATTTGGCATAACGCCTTTTATATGCACCTCACCATTTTTTGTGACCTTGGCATTTGATGCACCAAATATTTGCTTTGCGGCCTTGCGAATTTCTACGTCAGTTTTTGTGCTTAGGGTGCTCATTTTCATACCCTTTCAATTATGCGCCGGACATATAAAACCCTATCCAGCGCGTTAAATAAATATAATCAAAGATGTTATAGCGTATAGGTTAAGTTTAGTTTAGTTATGGCTATTTTTGCCGCATGTAATGATCTGCATCTCTTATGGCCTTTGGTAGATACTACATTACATTCCAACATATCACAGTACCCGTTGATATATGCGCCTTTATATTTAATAGTCCACATGCTCATCTACTCCTCTATATAATTAAGTTATGCCGCAACCCATTCGCTGGCATTGACGTTATCAATGTAAAAGCTGTTATACATTCCATACTTCACTGGCAGTTTAAAATCGGCAGGTCTGGTTTTCCACGTTTTACACTTGCCCATTGCACGACATCTTACTGGAGTGCCATCAGCGTTGGTTGCGCTCACATGTTCGAAGCGGCTTGCGGATAGTGCAATACTTTTTGTTATCATGATCTATTCCCCTTAATAAGTGAAGCCAATATAAACAATCTTGTCGCCTTTAATGAATATCTCACGACAATGATCCTCAGTATCAATCAGGCTGTAGCACTTGCTTGCTCGGTCATAATCACCACGGATATAAACGGCGTTCGCTGACGATGTACGCCTAACATAGTCGCCAGCCTTAACTGCGCTCAGTTTTACAGCGTATCCATCATTAGTATTCATATCATCCATGTTCATCTACTCCTTAATAAGTTATCGCAACATTACGACAATCACATCATGTCACAATTATTCGCAGCGTGTCAATATATATTTACAAACGATTCAATCCGCGGCATATGCACAGGCATTGCGCTATAGCCTAACAGTACAGCATACACCACGGGCGGGTTCGTACACTACGCAAGATTATGTTCGCATCGTTATTATGTAGCGCGCATCTAATCTGTATGTGAAGTGCGATCCGCCCCAACAAGTGAGCATCCGGAACATGACGCGACCCCACCCATCCCCGACCCCCCCAAAAATTTTCCAGCCCGCTCGCGCGCTATGCATTGAGTTTTAGACTTTCATAGACCACAAAATAACTTCGCTCCGCTTCGCCCCTCTTCAACACCCCCACCCCAATAAGAATCGCCCCCATTAAAAATATTTTATAAAATTTTTGGTATTTAGCTTGACTTAGTACATCATTAGGGTATAATAATATTGCTAGGGTAGTGAAGCGCGTTGGATTACGAGCGGATGGTCTGTGAAGGTGCGGGCGATACTACCCTAGTTCCCCACATAAAGGACCCCAAAAAATCACAGAAACCCTTGACAATAGGCAAACTTTGTAGTATAAGTAATTAACAACACCCCGAACGCCTCTAGTACTCCAAAGACTAAGCGCACCATTCGGGGTTACTACACGCAACAATACACCATAAATTATGGCGCAAAGCATTGACCTAGATACTACCTTGGAAGGCGTCGTTCCCTACGAGCCTGCATTAATGCGAGTGCCAATACCGTCAGATGCTCCCATACCTGACGACGAACTATTCAAAGCAACTGCCAAAACTGCCCAAGACATTTTAAAGCGCTCTGGGGCACCCACCATAGAAATATCCGACGACGACGTAGCCAATGCGCAAAGCATGTTCACTAACCACATGCACAAAGCGCCGCTAACAAAGGCCCAACTCGTCGTACAGAAACCTGCAACTATCCTCAAACTTGAAGCCTTAGTCTCTGAGTACGACTGGCGGGTGATACAACACGCAGATCAAATACGGTTCTTGGTAACAAATAAGTTACTGGACTTGAGTGATAATAAAGACCCGAGAGTGCAGTTGAAGGCGGTAGAACTATTAGGCAAACTAGCTGATGTGGGTATGTTCGTGGATAAACAAGAGGTTACATATAAACAACAGTCGGCGGAAGACTTACAGAAACAACTGCAAGAAAAGTTGGGGTTACTTATTCAGGGCGACATATCCGACGTGGACCCACTACCCAAACGAGATGATATATTAAAGGTACAAGGAGTAGTGCCCCTAGCTGACGTCCCAGACATTGATGCCATAGACCTTGCTAACATGATGCAAGAGACATATCCCGAGGATAGGTTTGATAGAAGCAATTAAAGAACAGATTAGTGCTTTACCTGCGCACCAACAACAGCAGGTACTGAGCAATCTTAGCAAGATGCCTGAAAGAGAAAAGGCTGAACTACTCACGCTGCTCTCAGAGATTGATAAGCGCACTAAGCGGGATGCCGCGCAAGGTGGGTTTCTGGACTTCATCAAGGCCGTGTATCCGGGATATAAGATAGGTGCCCACCACAGACGACTCGCTGCATTACTTGAGAATGCTATAAGAGGGGATAAAAAACGCATTATAGTCAATATAGCCCCACGTATGGGGAAGTCAGAGATGGCATCATATCTATTCCCTGCATGGTTTCTGGGGCAATACCCCGACAAGAAAATCATCATGGCGACCCATACAGCCGACCTATCCATCACATTTGGTAGACGGGTGCGAGATTTAGTAGACTCCGAGGATTATAGGGAGATATTTCCCAAACTAGCGTTGAATCCCGATGCTAAAGCTGCGGGGCAGTGGAATACAAGTGCTGGCGGGCAGTATTATGCGGTTGGGGTTGGCGGCGCGCTCGCTGGTCGGGGCGCAGATGTGTTCGTAATTGATGACCCACACAACGAACAGCAGGCGAAAACAAATAATCCGACAGCATTCTTGCCCGCATGGGACTGGTTTCAGTCAGGACCACTACAACGACTCATGCCTAACGGGGTTATTATAGTAGTTATGACGCGGTGGAGTATGTTGGACCTCACAGGGCAGCTTGTGAACCACATGATTAAGAACCCTGACGCAGATCAGTGGGAAGTTGTTGAGTTTCCAGCGATTTTAAATGAAAATGAGGAGAAGGAACGGTCACTTTGGCCTGAATTCTGGCCTCTTGAGGAGTTAAAGAAGAAACGTGCGGGTATGGATGTGCGTTATTGGTCTGCGCAGTACATGCAGAACCCATCTTCTGAGGGGGCACAGCTTTTAAAGCGCGAATGGTGGCGGCATTGGGAAGAAGAGGACCCACCAGACTGTGATTACACCATAATGTCGCTAGATGCAGCACAAGAATCACATAATAGGGCGGATTATAGCGCAGTTACCCTATGGGGTGTGTTCTATTTGAACAGTAATGAGACAGGTAAGCCCATTGCTAACATTATATTGTTAAATGCTTGGAAATCCCGCATGGAGTTCCCGGAACTGAAGGCTAAAATGATCGCTGAGTATAAGGAATGGGAGCCGGATACATTTATTGTAGAGAAGAAAAGCGCTGGGGCGCAGATCGTACAGGAATTTAGGGCGATGGGCATACCAGTATCTGATTTCACGCCGGGTAAAGGGGATAACAAGATAGCCCGAGTCCACGCAGTCAGTGATATATTCTCTTGTGGGTTAGTTTGGGCACCAAAAGATCGGATCTGGGCGCAAGAGGTCATCACAGAATGTGCGAATTTCCCCGTGGGTCAGTTCGATGATATGGTCGACAGTGTTACTTTGGCAATGCGCAGGTTCCGCACAGGCGGGTTTATTACCCTACCGTCAGACGCTGAGGATGAACCAAAACAGTTCCGCAGTTCCCGACACGAGGGGTATTATTAATGCAGTCACAACAGGAAACTAAAATATGATAGAAAAAGGGCTTTACGCCGCACCACAGGGGAGTATTCCCGAACAACAACCCATAGAAATTGAGGTAGAAGACCCGGAAAGTGTGGCTATTCATGCTGGTGGGATGACGGTAATTTTAGAGCCTGAGGAGGAAACTGCTGATGATTTTGATGCTAATCTTGCTGATTATATTGATGATGGTGTCCTCGCATCTTTAGCGTCCGACTTAGTAGCAGATTTTAAGAGTGATGATAACTCCCGCAAGGACTGGATAAACACATACGTAGATGGGCTGCAGTTACTAGGACTTAAGTTAGAAGATCGCACAGAGCCGTGGCCCGGAGCTTGTGCAGTATTCCACCCATTACTCACTGAGGCGTTGGTTAAGTTCCAAGCAGAGACTATCACAGAAACATTCCCTGCTGCTGGCCCCGTGAAAACCCAGATTATAGGTAAACAGACTAAAGAAAAGAATGAAGCCGCCGCTCGCGTAAAAGAGGATATGAACTATCAGCTTACTGAGAAGATGCCTGAGTATCGCCCCGAGCATGAGAAGATGTTGTGGGGATTGGGGTTGGCAGGTAATGCGTTCAAGAAGGTATACTTTGACCCTAGTTTAGAAAGGCAGGTATCTATATTTGTGCCTGCAGAGGATATTGTTGTGCCCTATGGAGCCTCTAGTTTAGCTACTTCTCCTCGTGTGACTCATATCATGCGTAAAACCGAGAATGAGGTACGCAAACTACAGGTTGCAGGGTTTTATTGCGACATAGATTTAGGCGAGCCATCACATACCATCGAGTCCGTGGAGAAGAAGATAGCGGAAAAGATGGGGTTCAGCGCGACGATGGATGACCGCTATAAGCTGTTGGAGATGCATGTAGATATAGACCTTCCGGGGTTTGAGGATGAGGATGATGAGGGGGAGCCTACAGGTATCGCACTTCCGTATGTAGTTACCATCGAACAAGGCGGTGACACGGTTCTGGCTATTCGCCGTAACTGGAATGAGAAGGATACAACCAAACAGAAGAGGCAGCACTTCGTCCACTACGGATACGTACCTAGTTTTGGGTTCTATCATCTTGGTTTGATTCATCTTATTGGCGGGTCGGCTAAGAGTGCTACGTCCCTGACTAGGCAGGTGGTTGATTCGGGCACATTGTCTAATTTATCGGGCGGGTACAAGACCCGAGGGCTACGCATTAAGGGCGATGATACTCCCATATCCCCCGGGGAGTTTAGAGATGTAGATGTGCCGAGTGGGGCTTTGCGCGACAACATTATGCCGCTGCCATATAAAGAACCTTCGCAAGCCCTCATCATGCTGAAAAACGAAATCGTAGAAGATGGGCGTAGGTTGGCAGGTTCGGCAGATGTAGCGATTGCAGATATGTCGGCAAATTCACCAGTAGGCACCACGCTAGCCATTCTTGAACGCAGCTTGAAAGTCATGGGAGCGGTGCAGGCTCGGACACATATATCGATGAGGCAAGAGTTTAAGTTGCTATCCGCCATCATTAGAGACTATGCGCCAGACGATTATGAGTTTGACCCTGAAGCGGGGGAGCGTAAAGCACGGCAGTCCGACTATGATATGGTAGAAGTTATCCCTGTCAGCGACCCTAATGCAGCTACAATGAGCCAGAAGGTTGTGCAGTATCAAGCAGTTATGCAAATGGCGCAATCTAACCCACAGATATATGATTTACCCGAACTTAACAGGCAGATGCTGGAAGTGTTGGGGGTCAAGAATGTGAGTAAACTCATACCATCCACAGAAGAGCGGAGACCTAAAGACCCAGTAGCGGAGAACATGGACTTGCTTAACGGGAAACCCGTGAAAGCGTTCCTCAACCAAGACCACGATGCACATATAACGGTAGTGCAGAGCTTCATCCAAGACCCAACAACCGCGCAGCTTATCGGGCAGAATCCACAAGGGCAGGCTATTATGGCTGCGGCGCTAGCCCACCTCAACGAGCATACTGCGTTCAAGTATAGGAAGCAGATTGAGGAGCAGCTTGGGGTGCCCCTGCCCGGGATGGATGAACCACTGCCAGAAGATGTAGAGGTGGAAGTATCTAGGATGATGGCGGTAGCAGCGCAGCAACTAATGCAGAAGAACCAAGCGGCAGCGGCGCAGCAGCAAGCGCAGCAGCAACAACAAGATCCGCTTGTCCAGATGCAACAGCAAGAGCTCCAAATCAAGCAACAAGAAGTGCAGATAAAGGACAAGAAGATTACTGCGGATATTGAGTTAGAACGGGAGAGATTGCAGCTTGATAGGGATAAGATGGCATCTCAAGAGCATATTGCAGGAGCCACATTGGGGCAACAGGCGAGCGCAGCCAAATATAAAACCCAACTGGAGGAGCAGAAATTACAAGCAGACGCCATGTTGAAAGGGCATAAACAAGGTGCGGATATAGCACACAACCAGCAGCAAATAGTAGTGCAACGGGAGCAGATTCACACGCAACGACAACCAAAAGGAGAGTAATAAATGAATGAAACGCTAAGAATCCTATCAGATAAGATCGAGGAAGAGCGCAAAGTAATAATCGAGGATTTGGGTATGGGTAGGGCTAAAGACTACGCGCAGTACCAGAACGCCGCAGGTAAGGTACTAGGGTTTATGTCGGTGCAAGGCTTGATTGTAGATATGCTGCGCAACTTAAGAGAGGAGGACGGCAATGAATAAAAAGACCTCTCAGTGGGATAAGAGCGCCCCCAAGGAAGTGGCTGAAGTGGGCCTACTACCAGAAGAGGAGATCACATCTCCGACACAACTCCCCGCTCCGAAAGGGTATAAGATACTGTGTGCTATCCCCAAGATAGAAGACACATATCAAGGCGGCATCATCAAGTCGGACAAAGTTAAGCAGGTAGAAGAAAACTCTACGGTGGTGCTGTATGTGCTGAAGATGGGGGATATGGCATATAAGGACGAGACTAAGTTCCCTACGGGGGCGTGGTGCCAAGTTAATGATTTCATCCTAACTAGAGCCTACACTGGCACAAGGATTAAGATACATGGAGTTGAGTTCAGAATTATTAATGACGACTCAGTTGAAGCAGTGGTTGACGATCCTAGAGGGTATCAAAGATGCTAAAAACATGTATGTCCTGCAATGAAGAAAAACATGCGGAAAAGTAATCGGCATAGTAGTAGATTTTTTGGCGTAACCCCACAACCATCAGTTGTGCATAAAGGAGAAGTAAATGCTTGTAGATAATAAAGAAGCAGAACTAGAAGATAGTATTGTGATTACTACGGACGACGATGCTGGTGTTGAGGTAGTAGAAGTTGACGATACCCCTGCGGAGGATAGAAATAAGACCCCCCTGCCGAAAGCGTTGGTGGACAAACTAGAGGATGACGACCTTCAGGAATACTCCGCTAAAGTTAAAGAGCGAATGTCACAACTCAAAAAGGTTTGGCATGACGAGCGACGCGCAAAAGAGGTCGCTGATAGGGAGAGAACTGAGGCGGTAAGGTTTGCCTCATCAATCATAGAGGAGAACAAACAACTCAAGACCAGCCTTAGTTATGGTGAGCAAGCATACGCCAACACTTTGAAACACGCAACTGTTGGGGAGATGGAGGCGGCTAAGAAGGACTACAAGGAGGCGTATGATTCTGGCGATGCTGATAAGGTTATCTCTGCTCAAGTAAGACTTAATTCTGCGCAGCTACAGAAATTACAGGCAGATAATTATAGGTTACAGTTCGAAAATCCTTTACAAACGCCAGAAAATAGTGTATATATACAATCAGAACAACGGCAAGCTCCGTCGCCTGACCATAAAGCCTTGGTTTGGCATGCTAAAAATCCTTGGTTTCAGACGGATAAAGCGATGACGAGTCTAGCTAAAGGCATACATGAATCCTTAGTACTAGATGAGGGCATGACTGCGGGTTCTGACGAATATTATAATCGCATTGATAAAGCAATGCGCAAGCGGTTTCCAGAGAAGTTTGAGAATGACAACACGGATGGTGGGGCAACTCACACATCACGCACCCGACCAGCTAATGTAGTGGCGTCAGCTACTCGTAGTACTGCACCTAAAAAAGTACACCTAAGCACAACACAACTAGCGATAGCTAAAAAGTTCGGGTTGACCCCTGAGCAATATGCCCGCGAGCAAATTAAATTGGAGAACAGAAATGGTTAAAACTACTACAACCAGTACAGAAAATAGGACGCCGAGAGATACAGAAGTCCGAAGTGAATTCCAGAGGGCCGCAGCATGGGCACCCGCGCAGTTACTGCCGGAGTTCAATAAAACACCGGGTTGGGCGTATCGTTGGGTTCGTACTAGCATGTTGGGGCAGGCAGATGCCATGAATGTGTCTTCAAAAATGCGCGAAGGTTGGGAGCCAGTACAGTTAGCTGACCACCCAGAAATGTCACTTCTCGCTACTTCCGATACCGCTAAGAAGGGGACTATCGAAATTGGTGGGTTGATGTTATGTAAAATACCAGAAGAGTTTATGGATCAGCGCAAGGCCCACTATCAGAAACAGACGCGGGATCAAACCAATGCGATTGATAATAACTTTATGAAAGAGAGTGATGGAAGAATGCCTTTATTCAAGGAAAATAAATCCAGCACATCATTTGGATCAGGAAATAAATAGGAGAATTAAATGGCTTCAGCAGCAACCCCATACGGGCTACGCCCCGTAAACCTTATTGGTGGTTTACCATACGCAGGCAGCACTAGGCAGATTAAAATTGCCTCTGGTTACGCCCTTAATATATACACAGGCAGCATCGTTATTATTGTTACCGCAGGGACAATTGAAGCAGCAGTTACCCCCGTAGTTGGTAGTGCAGCTAATCCACTTCCAGCAGGCACCGTAGGCGTATTTGTAGGTTGTACGTACACTGACCCTAACTTGAAGTACAAGATTTTCTCTCAGTACTGGCCTACAGGCACTGTCGCGGCTGATGCGATGGCTTATGTAGTTGATGATCCAAACGTGTTGTTCCAAGCGCAATCTGCGGGTTCGCTAGTTCAGGCCGAATTGGGGAGTAACGTGCCTTTGGCTGCAGTACAGTCTACCTCTACGGGTTCGCTTACTACAGGTAACTCAACTTCGGCATTGAGTGCAACTACCGCCGTAACTTCTGGGATTGCTTTCAGGATTGTAGACTTTGTAGATGCTCCGGGTTCAGCAGTTGGTGATGCTTATACCGATGTATTGGTTAAGTTCAACCCGCTATCTCATTCATATACAAACCCTACAGGCATCTAAGGAGAAATAAATCATGGCAATTAGTCGCGCACAGCTAAAGAAAGAACTTTTACCCGGCCTGAACGCCTTGTTCGGTCTGGAATACAAACGGTATGGCGAGGAACATAAAGAGATTTATGAAATCGAAACCTCTGAGCGGAGTTTTGAAGAAGAAACTAAGCTGTCTGGTTTCTCCGCCGCGCCAACCAAAAATGAAGGCAGCTCTATCGCGTATCAAAATGCGCAGGAAGCATGGACCGCTCGTTACAACCACGAAACTATCGCCTTGGGGTTCTCCCTGACGGAAGAAGCGGTTGAAGATAACCTGTATGATACTCTGTCTGCTCGCTACACTAAAGCATTGGCACGTAGTATGGCATACACCAAGCAAGTGAAGGGCGCTAATGTGCTGAACAATGCGTTCTCTTCTTCTTATTTGGGTGGTGACGGTGTGGCGCTTTGCTCTGCTTCGCACCCGCTGGTGAATGGAGCCACGAACAGCAACATCCCTGCAGTAGCCGTAGATCTTAACGAGACTGCTTTGGAAAACGCTGTTATTCAGATCGCTGCTTGGACTGACGAGCAAGGGCTGTTGATCGCTGCTAAACCTAAGAAGTTGGTGATTCCTCCTGCGTTGCAGTTTGTTGCAACTCGTTTGTTGGAGACTTCACTCAGGGTAGGTACTACTGATAATGACCTCAACGCGCTGAAGAACAACGGCTCGATTCCAGAAGGTTATACCATCAACCACTACCTGACCGACACTAACGCGTGGTTCCTGACAACTGACGTTCCAAACGGCCTGAAGCATTTTATTAGGTCGCCACTGTCTACAGATTTCCTCGGAGATTTTGAGACTGGAAATGTACGTTATAAGGCGCGTGAGAGGTATTCTTTTGGCTTCAGCGAGCCCTTGGGAATTTACGGTTCCGCAGGAGCTTAGTAGAATCAAGTAGTTATGTAGGAAACTAGCCCTCTTCGGAGGGCTTTTTATTTGCCTATTTTATTGACAAACGCGCCAAAGCGCGTATAATGATTTTTAGTAGGTTAATAACTATGGGGGTAAGTATGAGAGAACAGTACATATACAAAATAATTAATCTCGTAAACGGAAAGTTCTATGTAGGGAGTACAGTAAAACACAAGGATAGGTTTAGGTGCCATAGAAATAGACTTAGAACTAACCAACACCACGCAAAACATCTGCAAGCCGCATGGAATAAGTATGGGGAACAGAACTTTATTTTCCGTATAGTTGAAACCGTGCCGGAAGGTGAATCACTACAAGCCGCAGAAGATGTATGGTTGGCAGAACACGTAGGAAAAGATCACTGCTATAATTTAAGTCGATATTCTGATGCACCTATGCGGGGGTTATTTGGGGAAGATAATCCGTTATTTGGCATCCCGAGAACCGAGGAACATAAACAGGCAATTTCAGGCACCCTAAAATCCTATTACTTCAAGGCCCCAGAAAAACATCCTATGTATGGAATAAACCACACCAAAGAGGCCAAACAAAAAATGAGCGAAAATCGCGTCGGCCTTCACGCAGGCGAAAACCACTATTTATATGGAAAGAAACAACCAGACGAAGTAAAGCGCAAAATAGGCGATGCACAGCGAGGGGTGCCAAAAGGTCCGGGGCGCAAAGTATCTCCAGAAGGTATGGAGAAGATAAAGGTAGCTGCAGCCGCTGGGCACTACGGCCACTGGCTAGGTAGAACCCACACGGAAGAAAGCAAGCTGAAGATGAGTAAGAAGGTAGTGGCTATTAACCCGAGCGAAGAAACTGTCATATATGACAGTATTACTAATTTACGAGCGGTATTGTCGTTAGCGCCACCCACAATCAACCGTGCCCTCAAGTCAGGTAAGCCAATAAGCAAAGGAATATATAAAGGATGGAGTTTCCTATATGCTTGACCTCCCCCATATATAAACATATAATGAGTCAAACCCCGACAAGGTTGCCCTCTTCGGAGGGCTTTTATTTGTCCATAATACCTTGACAACCCCCGATAAACATGGTATAAAGAGTGTATCCGGGCACCCCGGTTTATTAGACTGTCCCGGCAGACGTATACGAGACTAATGAACCTTACTTCGTATAAAGGAATCCAATTATGTCAAGCTCTACTTTCTCCGGTCCAATCAAAGCAGGTACTATCGTAGTTACTACAGGTACCACTCTAGGTACAAACGTAAAGAATACCGGGCAAGTCGTTATGGCTCAGTCCAACACCATCACCCAAGCCTCTGCAGCAACCACAATTGTAATTCCAGCTAACAGCCAAATCATAGACATCCTCGTATATGTAACAACTGCTTGGGATGGGGTTGCTTCTACGTTCGGGGTTGGGACGACTGTCCTAGCTACTAAATTTACCGCAGCGGCAGCAGCGGAGGGAGGCACTGTCGGCGTGGTCAATATCGTCCCAAGTACCGATGCTACTAGGACCGCTGCATTTATTGACGTAGGTACATCGGATGTTAAGATTGCTGTAACTTCGACTAATACTGGCGCAGGTGTCGGGGCTATCACAGTAAGATACGTACAAAATCTGAACTTGCTGTAATAGGGGGTTCTTATGACTATGCAAACTGACGTAAAGGCTAAGAACCTTACAGCCACGGCTGCATCAGCTATCGGGGTGCCCAGAGCCAGAGTTAGGGCAGTTTATTGGGTATCGGGGGCGCTTGCAGGTTCGTTGTCATTTAAGGATGGCGGCTCTGGCGGCACAGAGCGTATAAAATTAGATACCCCTGCTGGCGCCACACTCACTGGATATTTGTTATTCCCCGGCGAGGGGGTGTTGTTTCAAGCAGACCCCTATGTAACCATTACTAACGCAACGTCTGTAACTTTCTTTTACGGATAACTCATGGAATCCATAATAAACGCGGAGCGGGAATTAGCAGTGCATGGATCAGACATAAGACATCTACAGGATGATATGGATAGATTGATGGCGGATATGGAAGCGATGAAGAAAGTATTAAATACCATCAGCCTAACCCTCTCGGAAGCTAAGGGGGGATGGAAGATGCTTATGCTTGTTGGGGGTGCTTCAGGAACTGTAGGGGCGCTTACTATGCAGGCAATTCACTATTTAGCGGGGAAATAATTATGGCTACCAAGATGTTTAAAGGTAAGGAATCAAAGGCGGAAGAATCCAGCGAAGCCCGTGCAGTTAAGTCCGGGAAGATTTCACCTAAACAATATGCTAAAGGGGAGAAATCCGAAGGCCATGCGCGTGGCGCAATGGATAAAGGTAAAGCTCTTAAGTCTGGTGCCCTCTCCGTAGGGGATTATATCAAAGGACTAAAGGCTGGCGGAGTTCCTACCAAGCAAGATATGGGCAACATGGGGATGAAGAA